TTGGTTCTTTATTAGTTTCAAAATCTCTGTATGGTTGAGCAAATGGGCTACAACCTTTTTCTTTTAAAAACATAACTCTTTCAAGTGCATCAGGAATATCTTTTACTAAAACATAAACAAATACTCTATAATTTTTCAATCCGTATTCGTTTAAGTTTTCAAGTGCCTTTTCAATGTATGGCATTTGGCTCTTTGTATCACAAGCTAAACGTAAATATCTGCTCCATTTAACCTTACTCAATAACTCTGCAATGCTTTTATCTTTTGCAATAATTCGAGCATCCAAACCTTGATTAAAATCAATCTTGATACCTAATCGTATTATTTTTTCAATTTGTTGCAAACCATGTTCATGTGCCAAAACATTATTATCCATTAAAATTGCCTCTTTTCTGCCTTGTAAAAATTCTTCAATATCTTGATACGGTTTTATGTTTCCTTCTTTACTTGGAACTACACACCAACTGCATTTATTTGGGCAACCTCTTGTTAAAAAGCCATAAGCAGCCGTAAATTTTGGATAAATAGAATAATCAGGGCAAAGTTTATCAATCTCCGATGGTAGTGTATTAGTCATTTTAAAACCTGTGCCCCCTTTTATAACTTCGCCATAGTTTGCAAATCCTTTTGAATAATCAGGCGAAAAAGTAAATACTTTACTCATATACGTTCGGTCATAGTTGCCTATATCAACCCAACTTACATTGTCGCCAATACTTTTATGATATGCCGAAATTTTCATTAAAGCAAGGTTTGGAAAATTATGTCCGTCAATATCTACTAATCCTATGTTCATTGAAAAAATAATAACTGCGGGTAACACGTGCTATAAAAAATAGCGGTTTTTGTGGTTTATTAATCATTTTCGCTTCGTTTAAAGTTTGTACTCGGTTGATACTGCATCGCTCGTAAATCCGCCACGATTTCATACCACCATACGTCATTAATTTTAATATTCATGATTTTACTTCTTTATTTCAAAATTCAATTGTTATGCAAAAACATAGCCATAAAACGTTTATCAAATTATCATAAAAGTCAATTTCAATAGTCGGGAGCAAAACCCAAATGAATTTCGGATAACATCCTACTGATATTTTAAATTTTGACTTTTTCATAGCTATTTTTGAGTATTTAAAATTTCATTTACTTTGTCCATAGATATATTTAACCATTCAGCTATTTGACTTCGTGAATATCCCTCTCGGTTCATCTCACAAATTTCATTTTCGATATTGAAGTCCAATGCGTTGATTTTATTACATTGTGATATTTTCTTCTCCCAATAACGCTTACAATATTCATATTGCTTACCAGGATGCTTTGCATGCCATTGCCTATAATATGCATTCCTTGCTTGTCTTGCTTCTTCTGAAAGTTCCATGTTTTTTCAATTTTACACAAATTTAAAATTATTTTTATTATTTTCAAATAAAAATACAATTATTTTATCAACAAATATTTATTCAAAATAGTTAATTAACTATAAAGCCAGCTAAGATTATTCTGATAATTTCTCGTCTTTCATTTGTTATTTGTACTGTCCGAAATTATTGCGATAATTTCTCAGGTCTCATTTGTTATTTGTACTGCCCGAAATTACTGCGATAATTCTCCGAAAAACATTCATAATTCCTTAATTCTGATTCCATACATAAATAACATTAATTTTCGCTTAATTATGTACGCTTGAGTGCGAAAGCCTTTTGTATCTTCTACTACCAGATTGTCATCTTTATCTTTGTAAGTGAAATCAGCAATATAGCTTACCGACCTCTCAATACATTTTTTCTTACCGTTAATAGTCATAAATTGCGATGGTAAAAGCTCAAAACTAACTTGCTCTTTCAAGTCAGTTATTTCGCCTGCTTCCTGAAGCAATTTTAATTCATTGCTTCTGTAGTACTCTTTTTTTGAAGCAAAACCATGATAGTTTATGTTTTTGTATTTCGGTTTCATTTTCCGAAATATTTTTGAACTAATCCATAATCTTCTTTGTTAACTTTTTTGATGATACTTCTGTAAAGGCTATCAAACATTTTCCTGAATTCTATGTTATCATCAAATAGTTTATAATGCTTTCTGCATAAAATAATTAAATTCCACTCTTGCGTATAGTACTGTGGGAATAACGACTTTGGTAGTATATGACAAAGGTCATTGCCTTCTTTACCACAAAAATAGCAAGTTTTATCCATATCTTTCTTAATTTTTGTGAGTTTAGCATTCTTTTTAGCCTGTTTATCACTAATATTTTTCATAGTATTATATTTTTAAATTAATCATAACCTCCAAGTCTTAAACTTTCTTTCTCAAAAGACAGAATAGTTCTTAACGCTTCAATCTGATGCACACATGTCCGGTTAATTCTTTCTAATTTATCAACCAGAAAAGCCTCATCTTCAGCGATAGCTGAAACTAATGCATTTTGTGCTTTAGCTGATAGATAATTCTCTTTAGCTATTTTAATGATAGTATTTGCTATTTCAGACGACACTTTACGCCTGTATAGCTTTCTAGCATCTGCAAGCATAGCTCCAGACCTTGCCATATAGCCGGATAAAATCTTTATCCTTTCTATTATTTCTGTAACGGTATAAGGATATTCTAATTCAAGATACTTTTGCATTTCATCTGCTTCTTCAAGTAGTGTTTTCATTAGAACGGTATTTTATTAAAATCTATAATTAATCCTTTTTCAGCAATATAAACGTTTTTGTGCGTTTTATTTTCAATTACTTTTTTAAAATGTTCAGCATCACTATTGTTATCGCTCAAATGCAGTAAAACAATATTATTTACTTTACTTAAATCAGTTTCTGATAGAAAATATAAGCACGTTTCAAGTGATATGTGACTTCTCAAAATTCTAATACTTTGAGCTTCGTTTATCAGCCCTTTATGTAATTTCTCCTCAACTATTTTAACGGAGTGATTACACTCTATCATAATATTGTTTAAACCGGTAAATCTGTACGGTATTGACGAACAATCAGTAGCAAATAATATCGTGCCTGTTTCTTTATGATTAATAAGAAAGCCAAGTGGCTCAAGAGCATCGTGTTTAACATGTAAAGGCTTTATTTTGAAAGTACCTATATTAAAAACATCTGTGTTACAAGTCGTTTCAATATTTAAATTCAATTGTTTTTTAGTGCCTTCTGACATATAAACAGGTATATTAGCCTTTAAAAAATCGTTAACATAGCCAGAATGGTCTTTATGTTCATGTGAAACAAGGCACCCGATTATTTTTGAAATATTGAAATTCATTGCTTCTTTTACTTTATTAAATGATACTCCGCACTCAATAATAAGAGCTTCGCTATCATTTTCAATGATATAACAATTTGCTCTCGAACCACTTGCTAAAACGTTCAATTTCATAATGCTAAAAACCTGGCTGTTCTATATCAAATATCTCACCAAGAAATTTTTCGTCTTCCGGTGCTTCATTTTTTGGTTCTTCGGGTTTCGGCTTTTCAATTTTTGACTTTTTAGCTTTTGGCTCTACAATTTCAATTAAGTCATCTTCAATATCTGTAAAAACATCTTCAGTATTTATTACAGTTTCTGTTTCTGAATTTTCTTTAACCTCACTTCCAGAACTCATTGTTTCATTTTTAACCTCCTCATAATTAACGTCCACTATGTCGTGAATTTCCTCGACAGTTTTCATTCCCATTGAAAGTTCAGGAGCATATACATTAACCCAGAATGAAGCTGTACGATACATAAGCATCTGACGTGACATAGTTGGCCACTTTGAGCCAGGCTTTGTGTACCAGCCTTCCTGAATAGCCATCCTCAAAGAAACAGGGTTTGATTCTAATACTTTATCCGAGCCTTTCGCAGTCGTATATGCAACGCATTCTATATCCATTATCTTCGAGCCATCAAAAGTCTCTGTTTTAGGTACATTCTTATATCCCCCTTTGCCGTTATAAAGTGTTTTATCCCACACCTTTTCATAAGTTACATAGTCAACTTTTCCGAGCATGCCCTTCTCTTTGAAACGATACTGCAACGGGTTAAAACGCCCGCAGGTGTTTATTGTAGCTATCAAAAACTTACTCAACCAGGAAGGCGTTCCGTAAATAATACTTAAGTTTTGCATTACCATAAGAGTCGAAGCTCCTATCCTTTGTGCAATTTCAATAGCTATCATACAGTTAGCTATCGCCTTTTCTTTCGGGTTTTTATCAGATATTTTGTATCTTTCAGGTACTATATCTGAATTTGCAAACATATTGCACACCCGTTGCATTATCTCAAATTGCTCCTTGTCGAAAATATTGAACACGACCGGAGCCGGTTTTTTAGCTGTTAATTCTTCAGCTACTGCATTTTCTTTTTCTAATTTTTCCATGACTTTAAATTTTAAATTATTCAACATTTAAGAATTTATCTTTAGTGACTATTAAATTAATTATCTGACTTTGAGTCGGTATAAGCTCATTTACTGACTCTCGTCTGTCTATAAAAATCGGAGCACTTACTCCGTAAAACTTCACGAGAGTATTTATTATATCCAGTCCTGCATTTATCTGTCCTGCTGTGTTTGCTACATCGAAAGGCACACCGTTAACTAAAGATACGCAAGTTTCGATTTCGTCGCCTTCTAATGTATAGTCAAAAAGTCTGAAAGTAACAAACGAAAATAAGTTATTTATGCGACTTTCGCACTCATTAATTTTTATTTTAGTGAATTTACGGATAAGAAACTCCTCTCCTTCAGCCGTCGCTATTGCTTGTGCAAGTTCTTTGCCTTGTTGTTCAAGTTGTTTAATCTCCTCTTTATACTTTTTAATTAAATCCCGATTTGAAAGCTCAATTTGTAGCTTTGACAACTCGTTTTGCAAATGCTGTTTTTTAATTTTTAATTCTCCTGTGTCAATCATTGAGCCGGATTCTAAAACTTTGATTTCAGCCTCTAACACCTCGATTTGTTCGCTTAATTCCATATAACCAGAAATTTCCTCTTTTATTATAGTTTTTTCAGATAACACAGGTATTATAGAGAGTTCATTTCTCAATGATAAAATTAATTTTTCTTTTTCCAATACTTCAGCTTGTTTATTTTCGATATTTTTTTGAGTTTCCGATATGTTTTTTTCTAACTCTGCAATTTTATTTTTCACTTGCACTCCATCTGTTGTAATTTTAGCAAGTTTTTCCTTTTTTAATTCATAAAACAACCGTTCAGCATCTTTTTTCATGCTTTCAGGTAGTTGTTGACCACAAAGCTGACAAGTATTCTCTCCTTTAAATTCAATAGAATTCTCCTCAAACCACCTTTTTCGCAATTCAGCAATCTCTTTTTTATATTCCTCGATTGCTTTAGTCTTTTCATTTACGTCTTTTTCTAAAAATTCTATATCCTGTTTAAATTTTTTAACTTCATTATCTAAAGTTAGAATATTATTTACAATTTCTTGACGTTTACTATTCAATAAAAATACGTTTTCACGCTCTTTGTTTTGAGCTTCAAATAACAGTTTTTGTTGCTGTTGTTTCAATGTATTAATTTCACTTTGTTTTTTTTGAATAGCTTCATAATTTTGCCTGCTTGCTTCAGTTTTATCTAAAATAGCTTTATCTATTTTAGCTATTTCATTTTCAATTTCCTTAATTTGCCATTCTAAAGCTGCAAAATCAACCTCTTCCGGCATTAGTTTTTGAGTCTGGTCAATCTTCGGCTGAATCTGTTCCAGTTCCTCTTTTAGCCTTCTTTTGCGAGCTAAAAGCTCTTTTTTAAAATCAGCAAATGACTTACCTGATATTTTATCTAATAAAATTGATAGTTCAGGATTATTTCGTATAATTTCCTCGTCCGAAACCGTTCCAGCTATCTGAAATAGATGCTCACGCTGATACTGCCACTTCATATTAACAAAATAGTGCGGGTTTGTTATCATTTTAAACACCGTTTCATTTACTATTTCATTAATTCGTTTTTGATAATCGGTAACAGTAATCGGCACATCATTCCAGAAACATTCTGTTTCATTGCCCTTAAATATTTCTTTATCCTGTCCTCGTGGCTTTATCCACTTCTCGTTAAAGGCTCTTTTTATGTTTATTTCCTCATTATCTATTAAAAGTATAGCAGAAACGCTACATTCGACACGATGCAAAGGCTCATTGCCTTCTATTGTTCTAACATTATAGTCTTTCCTGTCTTGTGTATCCTTACCGAACAGAAGCCACATAAAGGCATCATACAGTCTCGTTTTACCTACTCCGTTTGCTCCATAAACGGACGTCTCTTTATCTGTATTGAAATTTACAGTTTTTTCCTTCTCTCCTCGAAAATTACGAAGAGTCAAATTTTTTAAAATTATTTTTTTCATAACTTTTTTAAAATAAAAATTCCGATGCTGTTTCAAAATTTTCATTAACAACACGAAACCCGATTAATCTATTATTTTCAATTATCTTCTGTACGTGTTTGGTATAGTCTAAATCGCATAATCTACAATATTCTAAAACTTTAAAATATACATTTATTTCATGTTCTATTTTCTTTTCCATAGTATCTATTTATTAATGAGTATTTTTATGTACTTTTTTTACATTTTTATTACGTTTTTTCTCTTTGAAAATAAAAAGAAAGTATATTACGTTTACTATGCAAAACGCAAAGAAACAAATTAGTATTAAAACAAATATGCATACAAGTTAGCTACAAGCACTACTATTGTGCTTCAATCAAAGTTTCGGTTTCTAATTCAAAAATATTTTTTGCCAAACCTTTATCAATTAACCCAAATACGTCAAAGTGCCATTGTAGTAATATCTGAACAATAACATAAGGCATATTCAAAGGCTTTGATTTTCGTTCTTCAATCATTTTCATAGCAATTTCGATAGTATATTTTTCGTCAAGTGTAGATACATATCTTGCCAATTCTGCCACATAACTAATATTCAAAGCACTCATAGGCTTCAATAGTGGTTTAATATCGTCAAAGCCTTTTTCAGATTCTACTATATTCATAAATGTATATGAGTTGTCGGAGTAAGCAGCGTTTAGTTCAGATATTACTACTTCGCCTCTATCAACAGTTTGGCACTTTAGCCCATAAGGCAAGTAAGGTGCAATGTGATGTAATTTCAATGTTTCCATAATCAAAAATATTTTTAGTTTTCGTTATTAAATTAAGTTTGGTGCTACTATTCCGTGCCAGTAGCTAACACGTGTAGCAAACATGTATAATATAAGAATTGACTAATCATGACTTTTTAAATTAAAAATTTTGTTACTGTTTCATTATTTTCGTTCATGATACGATAACCTTTTATTTCATTATTTTCGATTATAGACTGCATATTCTTTCTCCAGTCTAATCCGTATATCCTGCAATACTCCAGAGCTGACGCAAATGCTTGTTTTTGAAGCTCCAGGTCATGACTAATATATTTTTTCTTTCTCATAATTTAAATTTTTAAATTGTTATTATATTCATAATCTTCCAGATATTTTAAGAGTTCAAGTGATTTATATCTATCACTTATAGCTATTATTTCAATTTCTTCGTCTGTGCACTCGTTAAGATACTTGCAATAAGCTGTATTATATTCTCCGTCGAAATCGAGCATTCCAACCGGTGATTGTGGATCATCTTCTGAAATTAATTTAGACGTGTCCCATATCTGCGTTTTTACAAATTTTCCTTCTTTATTTCGATTACGATAAAAAATATGGTCAATATATAATTTCTGCAACTGCTGAAAGTCCATTTCTCCAAGAAACGTAGGATAACCACCGTTATTAAACAGCCCTCCACGTCCGATATGAAATGCTACAATAATGTCTTTTTTTGTTTCCATGACTATAATTTTTTATTTTTTTCAGCAACCTTCAGGAGCTTAAAAAACTTGTGCCTGTCAGTTATAACAATACCTTTTCTCTGATTGAATTCTTTAATGAACTGAACAGCTAATTTTACGATTTCAACGTCTCCACGCCTTGCATATCTTTCTACTTTATTGTAAATAGATGATACGAAACCAGCCTTGTCAAAGCCAATTTTTTTGCCAGTATTTATCTCGTGAATTGCTTCAGCGTTATAAAGTATATCATCTTTTAACTTCTCCCATTTCTCTATGAATTTTTGATATTCTGATTTACCTTCTTCTATCTTTCTAAAAAGATTTTTTGATGAAAAATATCTTATATAATTTTCTACATATCTCCTTCTTTCTATTTCAGGTATGCTTTGCAAATCTTTGTTTAATTGCTTTTCAAATTCCTGTAAAGTTATTTTTGCCACACCGTCAGGGTCAAACGATGTCCAGCGAAACGCTTGTTTCGCCAACTTGCTGAATTCTTGTAAGCTTACTGTTTTCATTGTCTTTTATTTTTATAGTACTATATTAGATATAATAAAATTATTATGCAAATTATTTACATTAAAAAATATTAAAATTTATAGAATATCGTTAAATAATTCGCTTTCAGGTATACCTGTTATATAAGATAATTCCTTATATAACCGCTGTTCTCGAGGTTTGTTCTTACCATAAACCCATGTTCTTACAGTCGCCTGTGAAACATTTAATTTTTTAGCTGTCATTTTTATCCACTCGGTCTTCGGACACGACCTTTCTGGTATATTTTTGTAAAATTCTTGTAAATTCATAATGTTTAATTTTTAATTGTTAATATTTTAACAATGTAAAGATAAAACGTATTTTATTAATTTCCAAATATTTTATGTTAAAAAATGTTAAAATATGTTAAAAAAGACGTAAAATTATTGTGATAATTTTCTTAATCCAGACAGTTATCTTTTCACGGTTGAAATATATTATTGCAATACAAGCCAAAATAACAATGAAAATTATATTATGCCATCTATACGACTTTTTATCCGGCACAATTTCATTATCAATTATTTGCTCAATATTAGATGATAATTGTTCTGTCTTTATATCTGTTATTAATAGCGTGTCTTTACTTACTCCTTTACTCTCTGTTTTAGTCTCTATGACAGTTTGTTTTATTGTCTTCACAGAAGCATTTTTAATACTTATAATATTCACCTGACTTGAATCAATAATATTAATTATATTCTTTATTGTGTCCTGCCTGACGCTATCAGCCTGATAAAACTCAATTTCTGTAACGGTTATTTTTACATTTTCAATTTTCGATGTATCAATAGAGTTCACTATATTTACTTTCAAACTATCTATCTTATCAATAGACGTCTGTGAATTATATAATGATTTCTCAATTTTCTTTCTGCTTACACACGACGAAAGCACTATTAAACATAATAAATATATAACTACTTTTTTCATAATTCTATAATTGCTTCAAGCCTGTTTAACCATCCTTCTAAAAATTTCTTATTTGTGTATTTCATAAGTTCATCTTCAGTTGCTTTTCTGCCGATTTTTCGTTCATATGCCTCGATGCTCTTTTGTGTTATATCATATAAAAAAGCAACTCTTGCCTTAAACAATGAATTAAATAACTGTTCAGTATCTGCCGAATTAACTGCATTTAATGTTTGCTCTCCTACGATGCCGTCCGGCTTTAAAAATAATATCCGTTGCGGTATTATAATAGCATGTTTGCCGGAGCACCAAAGCCAGTCAACCAAAATATTAGCAATCATTTGACTTTCTATTTTATCAGCTTGCCATCTATCCCAATAGTGCGGCTTAAAAACACGATTACGTACATCTTCGTCAGATAATAACTTCAAATCATCTACATCAATATCACCATCTCCATCTTTGTCATATCCTACCTGTCTCCACGTCTTAATAGTAACACCTTTATTTGTTGCTCCTCCGGCGTCCGCAGGGTCATTTACAAATCCTCCTTCCCACTTTAGAATAAAAGGCAATAATACATCACAATTAGCCATTATCTTGCTTCTCCTTGTCTTTAAGCTCGTTTAAAGATATATTAAAGTGCTTTTCTGTTTTGTCAATTAGTATCCGCTGCGCTATTTTTGCCCACCTTGCATCATTACACGAACTTTCATTTTCAAGCATAGACCATATCTGCCAAAAACAGACTGCTCCAGCTACTATATTTGCTAATTTAATTTCAACACCTTCAAAAATAAATTTCTCCATAAGAAAAGCAAGGATAATTAACATATAAATCTTAAGAAGAGTTTTAAACACGTTAGCAAATTTTTCACTTTTAAATTTACCATCATTCTGTTCAGGATATTTCTTTTTTACTCGTCTCGATAGTGCCCAGGCCGTATAACAATCCATAAAAACCGCAAGAGTACAGATAAGAATGAACGGCAGCGTCGGTTCAAAAAAAGCAAATATAGCACCTGCTGTGATAAATATAAATTTTAATAGCACTCCGAATATTTCAATTAATAAATTTTTCATCTTTCAAGCTTCATTTTATTTCTTGCCTCTAAATCTTCTTTTGCTATATACGTTGATGTTGTTAATTGTTTCATTGCTTCATCATATAGTTGCTCTATTGTCAAACTATTATTTTTAATAAGTATATTATAATCATTTTTTGTTAGCTCTTCTTTCTTTATCAATTTCAAAAAGCATTCAGCTTCAACATTATCATAATATATACGTGCGAAAAATTTCGGATTATAAAATAATATAGCTGTATCTCCTAACTCTTCATCATGTGCGACACCGGGGATTAATTCCTCTTTATAACGAATATTACTATTATCAAATACAATAATTCTTTTCATTACAATCCTCCTTCTACTGTTACTGTTGCCCATTCATTCGTTGTTCTATTACAACTATCGTTAAGTAATTCATAAGCTGCTTCTTTACCGGTCGCAGGCCCTTCTAAACAACTTACCGGCGGTTGATATGTACCGCTCGGCGGAGCATTACCATTACCTGACAAGTTGATTGTACCACCTACATTTGTCTTTAAAACAAGTGCATCATAAAAGCCTTTTAAGATATTATCTACTTCATCGGTAGTCAAGCCTGCCGAAAATATAAAGTTTTCAATTCTTGTAAATGCTGAAAAATCACTTCTTGAAATAGTTGTGATAGGTGAATTTATTGTTATATTATAATTTGTCACATTATAGTTTTTGAAATGTTCGCTATTAATAGTATACGTGCCTAACTGACTGAAATAAAGATAAAGCGTATAATTTAATGTATAATTCTTAAAATGTTCACTGTTAATAGTATACGTGCCTATTCTATAGAATAATAGATAAAGATGATTAATTAATTTATAATTTTTAAAATGCTCGCTGTTAACAGTATACGTGCCTAACTGACGGAAATAAAGATAAAGCTGATTATCTAATGTATAGTTCTTAAAATGTTCGCTATTAATAGTATACGTACCTGCCTGACTAAAATAAAGATAAATCTGATTATTTAATGTATAATTCTTGAAATGTTCACTATTAATAGTATATGTACCTGACTGACTAAAATATAATAAAAGTGAATTATTCAGCCTCAAATGCTGCATATCTGCACTGTTAATAATCGGCGTTACAAGTACAGGTCTTAAATCAATGTAACCAAGATTATCACCACATTTCAAGAATACATTTGAGTTAAAATTATTAATTTTTGCATCATTCAAAAATATTTTAGTCAATGCAAGTGAATTAATCACTCTCACAGTATAGGTGGCGGCTCCGCTGTATGCATGTGTTCTTGAACCGGTACCTGTATAATTATTTCCAGACGAATCACCCCAGTTAATTCTTATTCCTTCACTGTTTATAACATCTAATGCATCAAGTTTAAGTGTTTGTGCTCCGGTTGTAATACAAGTCATTGTGAATGACCAGCATCTTGCAACGGCATATTTCGTCGAATAGTTGCCGTCTTTTTTATACATAATCTTCCACCAGTAATCATTCACAAAGTTCAAACCTGTAAGCGTTTTACTCGTTGTCGCTGGCGTAGCCGTAGCAACTTCAGAATAATTCACGCCATCTGTTGAGCCTAATATTGAGATGTTGTCATAATCCTGACCACCGTTATTCGTCCACGAAATTGTTACCTGTGAATCACTATCAACAACTATTTTCGCATTGCTCGTATAACGTGACGACCAATAACTACCACTACGCTTTTTAATTTGTGACCATATTATCCATTCATTATTTCTCATATATTTCTCCTTTCACAGCTATTATTTCCCATTCATTTGTTGTTCTACCAAAACTGTCATTTATTAACTCATAAGCCGCTTCTTTACCAGTTACAGGGCCTATTAAACGATTTGCCGGCTTTTGATATGTACCGCTCGGCGGAGCATTTGTCAAGCCTCCTAATTGAATTTTACCACCTACATTTGTCTTTAAAATAAGTGCATCATATAAGCCTTTCAAAATATTATCTACTTCATCGGTAGTCAAGCCTGCCGAAAATATAAAGTTTTCAATTCTTGTAAATGCTGAAAAATCACTTCTTGAAATAGTTATTATCACATTTTGTGATATTATATCTATAATTACATAATATTTTTTTATATTATAGTTTTTAAAATGTTCGCTATTAATATTAAACGTACTTGCCTGACTAAAATAAAGATAAAGCTGACTATTTAATGTATAGTTTTTGAAATGTTCGCTGTTAATATTATACGTACCCGTTTGTGTTAAAATTAATCGAAGTGTATCATTCAACTTCAAATTCTGCATATCGGCACTATTAATAACCGGCGTTGTAAGGTTATATCCTAATTCAATATAATTAAGATTATCGCCGCATTTCAAAAATACATTTGAGTTAAAATTGTTAATTGCACTATTATCTAAATAAATTTTCGTTAATGCAAGTGAGTTAATCACTTTAATTATATATGTTCCAGCTTGTACGTAATTATGCTGTTTTGGTAAACCATTAGAAGTATAATTATAATTATTTCCCGTTGTATCACCCCAGTCAATTCTCATACCTTCTCCTTCTATAACATCTAATAAATCAAGTGATAATAAATATGCACTTGTTGTGATACACGTCATTGTGAATGACCAGCATCTTGCAACGGCATATTTCGTCGAATAGTTGCCGTCTTTTTTATATAAAATTTTAAACCAATAATCACTTGTATAACCTACAATAGTCTTGCTTGTTGCACCTACATTAGCTGTAGTGAGTGGTGAATAATTTTTTCCGTCATTTGAAACCCATATTGAAATTTCATCATAATCCTGACCGCCATTGTTCGTCCACAAAAGTGTTATATCTGTATCATTTTCAACAACAACTTTTGCATCACTCGTAAAACGTGTTGACCAATATGCATACCAAAACTCACAAATTTCAAGTAAATCTACGTTAGTTAAACACTCTCTTACATCATATTCTTCTCTTAAACTAATAAATCTTCTCGGAAAACCTATGAATTCAAAGTCAATAACTCCACCTTCAGGTTCAATATCTATTCTTATTCCTGTTATTATATTATCTTTCCAATCATTTCCAGACCAGTCCAAATTCCACATATCAGCTATATATATATGCCATTGTCCATCGCTAATTATTTCGTCAATTTGCTTATAATATTCATTTACATAATAATGACTATTTGTAGCATAAAATATAGTTCTTTTACCGAAATTAGGCGGTACAGTAGAAGATACTCGATATTTAATTATCAGATAACGATATAAATTGCCACTTATTGAAAGAAGCTCTTTATATATAAAACTATCGTCAGCCGTTGCAGTCTTTCTTGCATATATTAATCCATTTTCCTCATTTAATGTTAAAGTGCAATTATTTTTCTCCCAAGTATCTACAATTTTTACAGGCGTAAATTCTTCATTTATATTTAACAAATCAAGCCAGCAGTTCATGTTTCTATAATCATATCTTCTCGGGAATCCTATAAACTCAAAATCAACAATCCCAGCTTCAGGCTCAATATCTATTCTTATACCAGTTATCGTGTTATCCTTCCAGTCAGTTCCGCCAGCGTCCAAATTCCACATATCTGCTACATATATATGCCATTGTCCATCACTAATTATTTCACCAATCTGCTTAATATATGCATCATCGTAATTATGTGCACTTGTTTTATAAAATATAGTCCTCATTCCAATAGAAGTCGGGACATTAGATGATACTCTATATTTAATTATAAGATAGCGATATAAATTACCACTTATTGAAAGCTCTTTATATATATAACAATCATCCGCTGTTTTTGTCTGTCTTATATATATTATCCCATACTCGGTGTTTACCGTCAAAGTGCAATTATTCTTAATCCATGCACTTGTATTTTGAATATTTGTATGTTCTTCATTTACATTTAATTTATTATATTTATACTCTTCACCCTCATTAAGTTTAATATACACCGGCAGATTCATTATTTTTTGTAAAGGTTTGCTATACTGCGTTTTCAATTCATTAGCAAGATATTCGTTTAATTCATAATAAACAGATGGTGAATAGCGATCAGCCCAAGCAGACGTCGCAGCAAAAGAAAAATATGCTAACCTTTCAATTGTGTTACATGTTATTTCTGCCTCTCCGCTGCTTCCGCTTAGAACTATCTTATCAATTCTTGCTGTGCCTTCTACATAATCTTGTACGTGATAATAATTGCCAAAAAGGTCACCGGATATATTTATAAAATATGGTTGTTGAGTAAATTCGTCCGGAGGATATGTCGTAAAAACAATATATATTTCTTCACTGCTTATTTTTTGTTTACTTAATTGTACGTCGGCATCGAGAAAAGCTTGTCCATATAAATTTATAAAATTATCTATTGTTGTTTCAATATCTGTATTAAATATCATTTCTTTTGTTACACCATTACATGTTATATTGCCACTTCCACCACTACCTTGTATTAAAATTTTAGCCACTTCCGGCGTTGATGGTACATTGTCTCGCACTGTTGTTACAGTACCTGTGAGATCGCCGCTAATATTAACAATAGTAGTTGCTCCCGAAAAATCTTGCCCCGCAACAGATGAGGTAAAATATATAGTATTTATCTCTTCACCTGTGCCTTGCGAAATTATTACATCACTATCTAAATAGTCGTCATAATATTGAGAAATAAATTTATTGACAACTTCTGATAAAATTTGACTTCTTACCAATTGACCTTGAAATTGTTCAATAACATTATATAAGCCTGAATCTGTTATATCACCAAATTCAGTGTCAATTTCAATATTTCGTCCTTCAATGCCGTTTGTTTTACTGATAACTTTTTCTGCAATATTTTCAGCTTCTTCTTTGTACTTTATTTGATAATACTTATTTTTTAATCTGACACCAAATACATTGTCACCAGGTGTAGCTTCAAGTCTCTGCCAGAAACTTCTTACGCCTCTCCTGTAACATATATTAAACGACGTTGCATACATTTTAAGGTTACGATAACAAGCATAGAACGTTGTATTAACGTCATATACCTCACCATTTTTCACATAACCACCATATAGATTTATATATAATTGACTTCGATATGTTGAAGGCACAACACGTCTGAATTTTTTCCAGCCCGAAAACCCATTTTCAATACTTATAGGTTCTGTGTATATTGTTCCCATATTACCCCATTCGTAATTTTCTGAATCTGCAACAAACAATCCAAGTGGCGGTGTTGTACCTTTGACCGTTATACCTATTCTGCCGCATAAATTATCTATTAATGATTTGTCCGGTTTATACATTGCATATTCAAATTCAAAAACAACATATTCTCCAGGATTCAAATTCAAATAATCTCCAAATAGCTGATATATGCCTGTTGTATGATCAGAAGTGCTCTTTATAGCTATACCTTCAGTTTCTTCAGCCACAATTTCGCTTATATGTTTAATATTAGCTTGCGTACCTGTTAATGTCCAAAATTTTAATTTTTTATTTGTTATATCATAACTGCTTGCCGGCAGATTATGATTATCTATCCAGCTCTCACGATTACCATAATCAAAATTAACTTTTATGCTCTTCGCTGATTGTTCAAATGTTAATACTCCTCCGTCCGTTGACTTTAGATTTGATTTCAAATCACATCTATCAATAAGAACTTCCGGTTTGATTGATATGCTTGTTTTTGTTGTTTCTGAAGTAAATAGTCTTCCATATATTATCTCATTTTGCAATTCAACCGGCCGGTAAATTGTAAATACATTCTCAGATTGAACAATAGCTGCATTAAACCCTTTCAAAATTTTTAATAATACATCATAACAATTCATCTCTGCAAATAAATCTACATTTATTAGAGTTTGATCGAACGGAGAATCATTTACGCTATTTTTCATAGTTTTTTCGTAAATATTAATATATTCAGCAAAAGTTGCATAGCCTATTTTACCAAGAATAACCATTATTATTTTATTTATTCTCCAAAATCCATTGTAAGGTGTTCCATTATCATCAAACATTATTTCTTTAAGATGAGATAGTCCGTCTATTGCCTGAACTGAAACAAAATAGGGAGAGTCGTCGTACGGCTCCTGATAGTCATTAATAACGTAACCTCTAAAAATATGATTATTATTTTTTGTAATAAAAACTCTACAATACAGATTATCTGATGAATATAATTCAAGAAACCTAAAATGCTGTTTGCACAAAATATTTATAGTAGCAGTTTTTGTTGCTATATGACTAACTTGTTCATCATTTAACTCTTTTTTAAGAATTAAAGGTTGTCCGGCAAGTATGATGCTATAAATATTGCCAGAATAACCATCAAACTGAAATTCCACAATCCAATTATTTTCCTCATTATCTCTAAATTCACCTTTATATTTTGTTTTCCATGTCATATTGTTCTATAATTTATTCCCATATTTCTTTCCATCGCTAAAACTATATCTGTACCTTTTATCTTTCCAACAACTTCAATAGTTTGTTTACCACCTACCAGTCTTTGTAATCTATCAAGCGGTGCGACCACTTCAGGATTTGTTCGTGCACTCGCATATTCACCAACGATCGCAGACGTCGGGCCATAAACTATACCCCCTTCTGCCATTTTTCTTTTCTTACCCAAAGAAGCCATTGTAGCAAGCATCATAGTAATACCGCCTATTGCAGCCAGCACTCCTGCAACACCTTTCCAACCTTCTCCGGCAAAAATATGAGCTGCTGCTAATGTCTCAAGAACAGGTATAAGGGCGAAAGCTGATTCTGATATAACTCCCATAGCTTCGCTAAAATTAACTTCACTATCTGCCATTACGTTATTAATTACAGACCCTACATTTGCAAAGCTATTTGCCATAGTCATCGTAATTCCTCCAAAAGTTTGTGCCGCTTCACTCCAAAAGTCAATAAACATTCGTGCATTTTCCCTCATCGGTCTAAGGTCTAAATTCAAGGCAGGTGCAAATGAAGGCGCTCCAACTCCTGAAACGACCATCGGCGGCGCAAGTGGCAGTGATGGTATTTCGCTCGTTGCTTTTGCAACATTTTCTGTCTTATTTTCAATAGCATCAAGCATATCGCCATACCTGTCAGCAAGATTAAGCTGATTCTGTAAAGCTATTTGTGCATCAAGATATGCCTGCGAATATGCTACTATTTTATCACGATGTTTATCTGTCAAATCATTTATCGGTCTCCAGACGGCAGCATATTTACGCATCTCCGCCGGCAATTTTGCTATCTCTTCATTGATGAGGTTCGCATAATATTCCTGAAATTTTATAGGATTAACATTAAGTTTTTGCTCACTATATAATTTTGTTAAATTACTTAATATGTCGTGCTGCTCTTTCGGTATTTTTGCATAATTAAGTACATAATCCTGTACTAATTTTGCATCTTCCTTAGATATATTATATTTTTTCTGTAAAAATCCAAGTTCTGCTCCAATGCCTTCTTCAGCAAGCTGTTTATGCAGCGCTAATTCTCCCTCGACAGCTTTTCTTATCTTCTCTTCAGCCGCTGCTCTCTCATCAGTCGTTAATTTTACTCTACGAAGTATTCCACGAGCTTCAGCTATCTGCAACTGATATTCTTTTGATAAATAATTAATTGACCTTTGCCTATCTCCGAGATCGTCGAGTATTGCTGAATATTCTTTTGCTGCCAGATAAGCATCTTTAAGTGATACGCTGAAATCCATCGTTGCAAGACTTTGAGCCGTTGTAAGTGCAACTGACTTAATTCCGCTTATAGTATTTGCAAGCTCATCACCAGCTAATTGTGTCGTATCAAATATTTTCTTTATTGTCATTGCAGCCGTTGCGACTGCTCCTGACGTAAATATTGCCGTTATAGTTTTTGATACACCAGATAGCTTACTACTGAAATTTTTTGTTGCATTATCAGCATCTTTAAGCCCTTTTTCAAATTCTTTTGTGTCCAGCCCAAGCTTCGCCTTCAGTTTTCCTTCGTCAGCCATATCACTTTATTCATTAACTTATTCATCTCTTCCCATTCCTCTTTTGTCATAAGCTTATTAACCGGCTTCTTATTATCAATTATTAGCGGCATAATATCCTCTCCTCTAACAGCTGCGGCGCCCTCTTTCCTATGAATATTTATCAGCGTAGCCGTTATCTCACGTTGTAACAGTAATTCTCTCGATATTCTATACTCATAACCTTCTATAATTAAATCAATTTCCTCCCATGTCAGTTTCCAAAATTCATCTATTTCTAAACCTATTTCACCTATAACATATCTAAGTAAATCTCTCCACGTCAGTTCTGCTTTTTTTTTACTTCCTCACCTGTAATCTTCTTTCCGAGAAATTTACTCGTTTGCATAGCTTCAACAATCTTATCAAGCACTCCTTCATATTCATTTATGTATTCTATGAACTCCTCCATACTGCCAACAGAAGTTTCTTCTCCTTTAATTTTACAAGCTGTTACATGCGCAAACCACGCAAGTTGTAAAATCGCATAAACATCAGGCGGAGAAATCATTTTATCACCTTCCCACTTACCATAAATGCCAGTGCTGGCAATTTCATTTAAATCAACTCCTCTTGCAATACAGAATAGTGCCGTTGCATTCGTGCCGAACTTTAGCGAGAAAATTTTCTCACCTACTTTAAGCTCTTTATATCCTGACAGTTCATTCATAAGTTATGATGATGAAGGTATTGTACCTTTTGACAAAGGGCCTGAACTGTTGAATACCGCACTAAGAGAAGCTATTTCATCAACAGGAGCTTTTAGCGAAAACGATTTTAATTTTGCTGCACAACTCCATACCATACCACCGCCGACACCATCTAGTTGTGCCATCTCAAGTTTTGTAATGCTTGTTTTGTTTATCATTAAATCAACAATCTCTTCAGCACTATAAACGCCCGTAGGGTCATAAAGTGCATCAACTGAAATTACACAGCTTCTGCGACCATAATCACTTTCCTCCCAGCCTCCACTATCTTTATCAGACGTCGAGAGTAAATTAACATCTCCATCAAATGTAAAACCAGTTGCGCCTGCAATCGCTTTCCCATCAACGAGAACTCTAAGTTTTGAACCACTAATTTTTGCCATCTCTATTCCCCCTCAATTTTAAAATTTATTACTATTTTGTGTGTTATTATATAACCTGTATCAATCTGTTCAACTGTTGTGTTTCTACGACTAAGTAAAGTCATAAGTAATTCATAATTACTTATTTTAACAGTAGTATTTAATATTTTACTTAATACATCATCTGCAATACTATCCGCAGCTTTATAGGTAGCCATTACACCTGTGTATTTTGTTACCGCAATAATCTCACAACTTACATCATATATGTCACACTCTTTATTTAAGTTCGCAGGTACTAATTCCATATCGCCAATTACAACGTGCGGATATGCAGCATTAGTAGGTGCAATACTATACACAGCTACCGCAGTGCCATTATATGTTATTGCTCCATTAAGTATTGTATATAACCACGTCCTTATGTTTTCAAACGTACTCATCTTTTAAATCCTATTTTTTCAAGTAATTGTAACATATATTTATGTACACGTTCAACAACAGGAAAGAAATAATGCTTTCCTTTTATTTTTTTCATCCATTTTCCTCCTCCAAACTCCTGTACAGCCGCATAATTAACATCAACAACTACTTCACTACTTAATTTATCTGAACTATAATTAGCATGTACAGACCCTCGTAATGTTCCTGTGCGTACAGGCGTTTTCGGTGATGACTTAACTGTCGCAACAATTAGTTCAGAGGCACGAGCAATGATATTCTTACACTCCCGTTTCTTTTTTGCGTCTTGCTCGTTAATCCATTTCCTGAATTTAACTAACTCCTCTTGCGGTAACATTATTTTTACACTATCACTCATTTATACGCCAATATTTTTATTTTCTTCTCATCTTTAATTACCGAGTAAATATAATAATCTTCACTATTATATACAATTTTACAATCAGCCGTAACTGCGATGCCAGACTCATTACGAATTATAAACTCTACTGCGGTGAAATATTTTATTCCTGCATATAATAACTCTTTCGAAAAAGATATTTCTTTTTTGTCAGCCCATTGCGGTAACATTATTTTTACACTATCACTCATTTATACGCCAATATTTTTATTTTCTTCTCATCTTTAATTACCGAGTAAATATAATAATCTTCACTATTATATACAATTTTACAATCAGCCGTAACTGCGATGCCAGACTCATTACGAATTATAAACTCTACTGCGGTGAAATATTTTATTCCTGCATATAATAACTCTTTCGAAAAAGATATTTCTTTTTTGTCAGCCCAAATATATGCAACCGATGAATATGTCAGCGTACCACCTCCCTGACTGTCAGTTGTAGCCGACGGTTTTAAAATTTGTATATAATATTTCTTTTCTCCTATCATAGCCATAGTCTTATCCTAAAAGGATCAGCAAGCCTCCTGCTGCTATTATCCATTACTTGTCCTGTCGTATCGGTTATATCTTCTCTTCTTTCATATTGCGTTGCAACTTCTTTCAGTACTGATAATTTCAATGCTTCAGGTAATGCCGGACAATCAGGAGCGCCGTATCCGACTGTGTATTCTACTTTTAGAATAACTCCTGCACTTGCATAAAAAGTACCCATTTTAATCTTTGTCCATGGAGCATCTATTACATAATAATCATCGTTAAATGTTAATGCTGTTTCATCACCTTTTAGATTAACTAATTTAACACTATCAACGCTACTTACAGGCTGAACAGGTAATTCAATAATGTTATTTAAGCCTAATAGGTCATAAGTTGTGATAACAGTTTTCTTTGCAAGAGCAAGTCCTGTATAATTCTCAATAGCTTGCCGTGCAGATTTAATAAGACTTGTCAATAACGTATCTTCAGTTGTACCTGCAATTTTACAGAACAGTTTTACTTCAGTAATAGTCACAGGCTCTGTCACAACATCTGTTTTTATCCACGTTTTCATAACACTATATTATCTCTTTTCAAACTTTTATATCTCCGCTCCACAAGTATTATTTCTTCTCCCTTCTTGCGTCCTTCATAATCTTGAAGTAACTTAGTTAGAATAAAACCGTCCGGCAGCGGCACTGCTGTATTAATTTCTTTTTTCTCTTTAATCTGTTCAGTCTTAATAACCTGAACTTCAGGTTTCGTTTTTAATATTTTCTTTTCCATAGCTATAATTTTTTATCTATTGCATTTAAAATGAATTCTTCCATCTCCTTTAATTCTTCTTCTGTCTTCTGCTGTATCTCTGCAGCTCTTTCTTTGCTTCTATCGCTGTAATGCTTATAATTATCCTCAACCATCAAAATTTTCTCTTTCCATTCTTCAATGTCTAATCTATTTTCAATAAATACGCCTGCATACGAAAGTGATTCAAGAAGTCCTGGTGTCTTATTTGCAATAACCGGTATACCATTTATCATAGCTTCAATTGCCGTACGACCATAACTCTCATAAATTGACGGCATCAATAATATTCTTGTTTTACTATATACACTTTTAATATCCGGTGTATTTTCAATGTATTTTATATTTTTTACTGTTTCATCAATTATCTGATCTCCATAACTACCCTTAACGCCAAAAAATTTCTTTTCCGGTAATGCTTTTGCTATATTGATAAATACATCTCCTCCTTTGTTTTCGTTAAGATTAATCAAAGTAATATATTCAGCTCTGCTTTTTCTTGTAAATACTCTCTCTCTATCAACAGGTGGATGTACGATGATAGAAGGATTCGGATAGTTTACCCCATTTTTTGTATATTCACTATTATAAACAACATATATCCATCTTTGATTCATATCCGGTTTATGTTTTTCTGCAATGCCTGCATATACGTGAGTATTATGAACAAAAAGTATAAACTGTTTACCATAATATTCGCATCTATTTAAAGCTTTACCATAGCGATCAAGATGACTGATGACTATATCATGATTATTAAGTTCTTTATTCATTTCATTCATATTTTCGTCGGGGATAACTCGTATTCCTGAAATTTCGTAAGGTTTGAGACCAGTAATAGGTAACATAACAGTTGCCTTATGACCTTTTTTAATAAGATATTTTAAAGTATCATGCACCATCCATTCTGCTCCTGCATTATGTAGCGGCGGAAATCCATGTAGCATTGCAAGTATTTTCATCGTTTAATATATTTAGTTAATAACATATAATGTCCATATTTATCCATTTTACCATCTTTTATTATTTCAAAATCTTTAAAATCATCAATTGTCCATAATGATCTATGTCTTTCAAATTCATTACCATATACAGCATCTTGCTTACAAAATATCGCAGTCGTACCAACAAGTAAAATGCCTCCAGGATTAAGAAGTTTTTTTATCTGTTCAATTAACTTTCTACCTATTTCTTTTTCAAAATGTTCAATAACATCAAGAAGCAAGATAGCATCATATTTACGGTCAAAATTTACCTTCAGAATATCACCAACAATAATTTTATCATAATGCTCCCAGTTAGGGTTACGATATTTTTGAAAAGCTTCTACTCCTTCGATATATATATTCCAACCATTTTCATTATAGCCTAATTCGAGCCATTCCCTTACAGCAACTCCATAAATGCCAAATCCGCATCCTAAATCAAGAATAGTTTTCGGCTTGACCTTTATAAGTTCATTAATAACGTCCGGTAATATTGCAAAACTTCCAATCGGCATATCTTTTAAATTAAAAAGGAGACCCCAGTATCGCCCCCCTCTCGCAACTCAAATACTGGGGTTTTAAACTCCTTAATTATTATTATGCAGTTCCTTCTGCAAGTGCTTGTGCAAACGTTCCATAAATAAACGCATTCGGTCTGTATACACAAATTGCAATTCTTTCATGACCTCTAACAGTAACCATGCCTTTGATAAAATTATCTTCATTCTGATTACTGAATTCAATAGCAAGCTGTCTGCGATCAAATATCTGTGCACCCCTTTTAAAATCACCTACAAGAAACGCTCCAGATGTCATTGCGGTCGAAGTATAAATAGGTACTCCGTCAATGCTTGGCTGCTCATTAACGAATACCCAGGGATATATATACTGACCAGTATCATCTTTAGTGAGTTTTATTTTAGTTGCATCAGAAGGATGCAGTAATATACCAGTAGCCTTATATTCTTTCGAAGCTACTTGTCTTATAGCATCAACAAGTACATCTATCCTCTGCACTTTTGCGTCAGCAAGATTATCAACATATGCAGTTGCAAGGGTAAGAATACCATAAGTTGAGTCTGTAAGTATAACTTCGTCTTCTTTATTGCGCAATTTTTCCGGCAAACGTGCCATGATGTAACTTGTCAAACCATTTACATCCTCAAGCATCTCCTCTGAAAGTACAATATAATTAGTAATTTTCTGTACTGCAGCGTCAATAGCTTTCAGTGTGAAATCTTCTTGTTTATATTCTGCACCTTCAGATGTCACGGCAGCTGCATCGGTATAAGAATACTCTCTGATAAACTTAACAAGATTACTATCTGTAGTTCCTTGTGATATAATATCACGTATACGCATAGCTCTTGCAGGATCGTACACAATGCCTGGTTGATATGCAGGCGGTACAACAACAGTTGAATTGAATGCATTGCTTTCTGTCATATCAAGTACAGTTTTCTGCTCGAAGTTTATCATTCGACCACGCAGGCTTCGCACACCTTCTTTCTTAATAATATCTTCAAATCTTTCTTTCAATTCTACATAAAATGACTTACCAGGGATTGTTCCTCCAAGATCAACACGTTTTAACTTTGCTTCAAGTGCATCAAGATTTTCCTGCATCTTATTATATTTTGCTATCTCAGGTTCAAGCTCCTCTTTTATAGAATTAAGTAAATTCTTTTTCTCCTCCTCACTCGTTGCAGACGTTATCTTCGCAGATAAATCACCGATTTTTTTATCAATGACCGCCCCGAAATCGTCAAGTGCTTTTTTTAATTCTTCTTTTTCCATTTTTTATATTTTTAATTTGTTTAACAATATCTCATATGCTTCTTTAGCGCTCATCTCCTCCGGCTTATTTTTCACTTGAGTGTTATCCGGCTCAAGTTTCTCAACAAGTGTGATAATGATTTGCTGAAGTTGCTTTAATTCTATTTCTAACATCCTTAAAGTTTCATCTGTATAATTACCTTTAAGTGCGCTATTAATCGCATCAATTTTCTTAATAATCTTCTCTGTTATATCTTTAGTTTTTTGTCCTTTAACAGATGAAACAAGTGCTTCAGCATTTGCTCCCCACGTTACAGTACTACCTTCCCATAATTTTATTTCTTTAATTTTTCTAATACCTTTCTCTGTGTCAATATCATGTTTCATAAGCTGGAAACCGATTGAGTGTTCTGTATATACACCATCCTGATACAGTTGAATTACATCTCGTCCGTAAGATGTATCTGATATTTTTGACTCAAAATAAATACCTTTATTATCTTCTTTAAGTACAGAAGGCTTTGACAAAGGTCGCCAAATATCATGTTGAAGTAAATGCATTATTCTCGGTCTTTTGCTTTCTGGACCGTTTTCTTCAATAGTTTTCTTTGCTGCACCAGGCATTATAATATCGTTATCAGCGTCAATATTGTTAAATATAGCAAAATAGCCAGTTATTATCCCTTGTTTAACATCAATGTCCTTTATGCTACCTCCTGAAGTGTCTTTTGTTAAGTAATATTCATTATTCATCTCCCTTCCTCCTGCTTATTTTAACTTACAATACTATAATCTATTTTTCTTACTTTAAATGCAATAGTGCATCTACAATTAATAACTTGCTCAGCCGGTGCTGATAAATCACCAGGACGATCCATCATTACACCTGCAACATCAAATTTCTCTTCTAATTTAACTTTCTTATTATTCATTTCAACATGATCCGGCCTCGTCTTATTATCAATCTTTGAAATCCATATCTTATCCATCTGTTCACCTGTATCTCTTGCCCCTACAATACTGCCCAAATTAGATGCTCCTATAACTTCAGTCCTTGCTATCCTAAGAGCTCTCCAATAATTTATATCTATCATTACTGAATTAAGTGCCTTTTCTATATTTTCTGCAATGCCAAGTGCTCCTATGCCTTCTTCAATGCCTTTATCAATCGTAGCACGTATTATCCTTAAAGCTTGTTTTTTCGTCTCTCCGGTTATTGACACTATTCTACTCCCTGCCTCCGTCATTGCAAAATTTCTTAGATATAGTTTCCATCTATTAACAATTTTCTCTGTTTCGCTTTCAAAACCTGGCAAGGTAGGCTCAACTGCTTTAGTATTATCCTTTACATTTGCATAAATATCTTTTGCAAAAGCAACGCCAACCTTTTGATATAAGTCAGTAAATACTTTTTCTATTTCATTTTTAGAAGGTTCAGGATTAATACCGAAAACATTATCAGGTCGAATTTGTGAAATTATCTCTTTTACCTGTCGGTTAAGAGCACGCCGGATAAGAATATTATATCTCTTCTCAAAAGCTTTTCTCTTAACTTGAACACTTCGTATATATTTCCTATTACTCATAATCGCTAATTTTCATTTTTCCTTCAACTTGCGTCAATAATTCATCGCTTACTTCAGCTGCGTCAATAGGTATATAGCCTGAAGGTATCCAAACCTTGTCCATCAGCGGGTCTTCAGATGTCTCCCAACCCATAATTTCAAGCCGCTGATTCGGTGTTAACCACCAAGCTTGTGATAATGACCCGACTAATGCTGCCCAATCTTCTTGCAATTCAGGTAACATTGACAGGTCGTAATCAATATAGATGTTTTCATCATAGTTCATGCTTATCCACCTATTTAACTCATCTCGAAATGAAGCCAAAAAAGGTATTACAGCATTTGTATATATAGCTTTACTGGCTTCTTTTGTATTACTATATGTTTTATTAGTTGCATCATTGAATAGTTCTGAAGGCACGTGATAAATATTACACAAGGTGCGTAAATCCATCTTATCATTTTCTATCAATTGAAGGTCAACTGGCGGCAATCCCATCTGCTGCCATTTTATCCTCGCTCCCGTTGCTACCCATCTGTTTCGTGATGTAGCCGATGATTTCTGTCTTAACTTTTCTTCAATTGAATCTGCTTGCTCTTTTGTAAGTGTTGATTCTCCTTCAGATGATATAATACCTAAAACACCATTGTTTTGTAAGCTATTTGTTGACATATCATAAGATGCGTTGCTTCTTGTCACAACACGACGTGCAGCTCTGATAGGTGATAAACCGTATAACTGCGACTCTGAATCCGGCGTCCAATATTTTAAGTGAATTATTTCGTCTGCCGAAAAGATTATATCACGATTATTTATTAATCTATAGCCTAAAATCGGCTGAAATCTGTTGCCGGTAATTATCTCAATAAGTTGCGAAGGCAACACCCACATTTCTTGAAGTTTATTACTTTCAAGCTTTATGCAATGTAAATAACTATTACCTGTCAGAAGTTTAAACCCACAAGCCTGCTCGATAAATTCACTCCATCCTTGTAATTCATTCGGATAAGTTAATATTTTTGATAAAGGATGCTTTGTATCTTCTTCAAGCACTTGCTCTTTTAAGCCTTTGTTTTGTAAAATTAATGATTTGTATAGTGTTAATTTCTTTTCGTTTTTTATTCTATAAATTCCCCACGGTATTGCTCCAGCTTTTTGCGTGATGTACGATATAATTGAGTACACATTAGGATTACCTAAATAGCCATTATTGATATAACTCGTCGAATCATCCGGCATAATAGCTGCAGAGCCGAAGCCTACAGCTCTTATAATAGCATCAAGTATAGTAGCCTGCTGACCTTCTGTCGGCAATGCTTTTGTATTTTTTGATTTGAATATATTTTTAAAATCAAATAATTTCATAGTACAAAGAATTCAGCATTATTGTTAATTAACAATTCAGTAACTGCATACACAAGTGCATCTATCCTGTCAGGTGAGTAATTACTTGTTTTGAAATCCCACTCTGTCATCTCATCTTCAAGCTCTTTAAATTTCTGCGTATGATGCACTTTACCTTGTTCATATAAGGCGACGACAGGTTCTGCTCTTAACATCTTACCACGAGATGCGACAACTTTTTTAATCGGCACGGTTTTATCTATCGTTCTTATAGTGTTCTCCACCATATCCCACCCCATGTTAACTTCAGCAATAATTCTATCGGCTTTATATTTGTAGTAAAGCTTTACTGCTTTTTCGGCCCACTCGTTCGGAGTCATCACTCCAGATGCGTCCTCAAGTATAAAAACATGATTATTTTTTGTTTTGCCAGCCACTATTATACCAGCTTCATCAGACGATTTTGTTGAGGTTCCAGACGGGTCAATGGCAATTATTATACGGTCTAAATCCATATTTACCGCCATTCTATTATCATCTATCAAATCCCATGACCAAAGTGCACCTTCAGGCTGACTATATTGAGCTTCATATAACATTTTAAACACTCTCGCCGGTAGCTCTTTTCTTGCTTTTTCAACTTCTTCAGCCGAAAGTATCCCCGCTTTTACAGCATCATACGCTGTAATTCTAAAATATTCAAAATCATTTTCAAGACCTTTTTCTGCTCTACGTGCTAAATCCCACGCCCAATTTTTTCCTGTAACATTACCTATAAACTTTCCAGGTGCTTGCGTATAACTAATAGTTGTTCTTAAAGCATGCCAAGCTTCTTCTTTCGCTCTTGAAAACTCATCGAATACAAAACCATAAACATTTTCTCCATACAATGCGTCCGAATGTTCTGCCGATTTAAAACGTATTATTGTGCCGACAGGTGTTAATATTGATAGTTTTGATAAATTTATTGTATAGATTTGTGAGTGCTCAACTGCTCTTCTCATTCTTTTGAATGCTATATCTGCCTGTTCGTATATCGGAGCAACCCAATAATACTCTTGTCCTACACTGCCTTTATGTGCAAGATCAAACAACCAGTATATATGACTAAAAGTTTTACCTGATTTAGTCGAGGCTTCTGTTATAGTGAATCTTTTTTTAGAATTAAGAATAGCATTCTGATAATCAGCGAACGCCGGTTTTTTTATAATTAATCTCTGTGTTATTTCTTCTATATTATTCACTCTTTAAATTCAATAACTATATCCTTTATAGTGTGCTCAAACTCTTGCCTTTCAATATATCCTCTTTTCTTACCCTTTGTTTTAAGATAGAAAAATATAGAAGCTTCTTTACCCTCTCCTATGTTTTTCATTAGTGCCGACTCTGCAAAATCGAGGTTTGTCTCCGGCACTTCATTTACCGCTTGAGCAAACTTCTCATCTTTTCTGCACCATCTATAAAAAGTTTGTCGTGAAATATGCATCTGCCGGCATGTATATGATATGTTACCCATAGATTCTTCATAAATGGCAAGGGTCGCTTTCTTTTTTTCTTTTAAGTACATTTTTACCCGTTCACTTTCTATCGGTGCTTTTTTTATATCTGTCATTTCACGTAACTTCATAAATTACAAATATAACAATTTTTCATAAAAAAAAATACTTCATATCAACACCTTTATTAACGTATAAAAGCCTTAATCTTTCGACTAAGGCTGTACTAGCATATCCCCTGTATGCTACTCCATTAAATCATCAAAAAATCTTTTTTCTCAAGGTTTTAACGCATTAAATTCTTCTTTTTTAATTTATTATTTTCAATCTCTCGTTTACAAATATCAATCATTTTACTAAAAGCAACAGAAACAGATTTTATCCCATATATTTTTTTAACTTCCGTGAGTACTTTTATGAAAGACTCAAAAGAGCCTATAATTATACTCGAATTTTCGTCAATATTTTGTTTTTCAAGTTCGTTTAATATTTTAATTATATCATTTTTCTTACTCTCGACAAAAAGTAATCTCATTTCTGTAAATATTATATCTGCATCACTGATTAAGGGGGTAATTATTAAATCCAATTCGTTAAATTCATAGATTTCTTTTAGCATTTGCATATCATCTTTCCCTATTAAGGATATGACTTATATGCTATTACTTCTTTTATTAATTTAATCCGTGTTTTTACCCATTGAGCATCTTTTATATAAAATACTCGTAATGTTCCATAAAAATTAGATTTCAACCATTTTAAGTCATTTTGACTTTCTTTCAAAAGTGTTTTTAATTCATCTATATTCATGTTCCATATTACTGATAAAAACTTCTCATTATCATAACCTCCAAACAAATTCGATAATATTTTTATCTCTCTCATAGTCTTAAATTTTATAATTTACTTTACGCTACATAAGTAAAATTAAAAGTTTTATATTTTACTTTCTTCCCTCTTTAATATTTCTTTTACTTTCTGCCAATATTTTTCTGTCATTTTCCCGCTGCCATTCCAGTCTTTAGCGGCTTGCTCAAAGCTTTTACCTCTCGCAAAATATATAAACATTTCTTTGCTTAACTCATAGTCGTAAAAGTCTTCCAGCTTGTAGTGCGTACCCCTCAAGGCATTGTAATGATCAACCCTTACCTGACGTATTTGAAACCAGCCGACTGCGTTTTCTTTTTTATTGTACAAATTTTGCCCGCTGCTCGATTCTACTTGAACAATTGCTCTTATCAAAGGTTCAAGCCTTAATATTTCTGCTTTTTCTTTCTCGGCTTCAATAAGCATTTCTAAATCATCTTTAGTAAAAGGTTTTAGCTCTCCAGCCGGAGCCGATGCTTCAAATGACAACGAAGCACAAGTAAGAATTAAAAATAGTTTTTTCATTGCATTATTTCATTAAGTTTTTCTGCCATCCGCCTGAATTTCGGGTTAAACTTTACTTCTTCATCATATTTTTTTATCATATACAAAACTGTCGTTCTATCACGTTTAATTATTTTTGCAGCTACCGGCGGCTCTATACCATTTTCTTTGCATTTATGAACAAATAACATTCGTGCATAAAACAGGTCAGTTTTTCTATTTTTTATTGTATATTCATCAAAATCAAGCCTTGTAACTTCTTTTATTGCGTCTTTTATTTTTGTAACCGTAATTAATTCGTTTGTTCCGTATGATTCAAAAAATATCTTTTTATTCATTCTTTTTGCTATATCGTGCTCAATTTGAGCTTGAACTGAATCTGTCCAATTTTCAAGCATATAAACAGAATCAGCCTTTAATAACTTTTGAAGGTTATTCATAAGTGCCTTTTCTAATGAATAGTTTTTTACAAGCCTGTCACTTGCCGGATTTATAACCTTAAAGCCCAATTTTTCAAGGTATTCTTGCGCTTTTTGAAATCTTGCCTCGACTTCTTCAGCCAGAAGCCCTGAAATTTTGCCAGAAATGTATGTTTTCATAGTATATAATTTTAGGTAATTATTTATCAGCTATTTTTCTTGCTTTTATTTGCCATTATCGCTTTATGCATCGCCATTGCCTCTTTCTTTGTTTTGAACTTTTTAATTGTTTTACCTTTATTTGCCCCGTGACAGTGCTTAACAGCATAACCACCTTTAACTTTACTTATTGCCATTTTTTGCCCTTTCTTTATTAAACACAAATTTACAACTTTCTTCTGTCTTTCCCTTTAATTTCAAAGTAATTACACATTTCAATTAACCTGCTTGCTACACGGTCGCCGTATTTTTCAATTAAAATTTTATTGTTCAGCGGCAAATTTGAAGTAATTAAAGTTATTTTATCCGTATAATCGCCCCTGTACTCCAGAAGTTGCCGCATAACATTAATTCTATTACCCATATACAAAGACTCCGCCGGCTCGCCGCCCAAGTCCTGAATACCCAATACTGACATTTTTTTAAACCGTTCAAACGTACCCTTTTCAACGTATTCGTCGCAAATTGTGTCTGCCCTGAAATTGTTCCAGAAAAGAGGCTTTTCATTACTTCCAACAGCAAATTTGATATTATCAATTAACGTATAAGCTGCAATAATTTCAAGGGCCCAAGACTTTCCGGTACCGGTGTTTCCGGCGATATATATACCAGCCTTTAAACGTCCAGGTATAACCTCTTTTGTTTCAGCGTTTAAACATTTCATTTCATTATCTCCGTGCACCCAGCGAATTAAATTTTCATACGTAAACCTATTCTCCTCATCTATTCGAAATTTTGAATTTCTTTTTTTGCCAATCTGTTCAATAGTTTTTAAAGCTAATTCAACGTCATAAGGCAGATACTGTAGCCTGACAATTTCGGGGAAAATTTCTTTTTTAAAAATTGCCTCTATTATCTCGGATATTTTTACTGGTTCAGCCATAGTGCATTAACGTTAATTGTTTCTTTTTGTATTTGTTTTTTATTGTTATATTCTTTATTATTTCGTGCTTCCCAGCCTGAAATTGCCGCTCGCCAATTTTTCATTTTATTTTTGCCAATAAACCAACCTTTTGCTTCATAAAAATTTACAAATGTTTCCGCATCAATTGAATAGTTTTTTTCAGCAATATAGTTTTCTACTTCTTCAATCGTTGGCGGGATAAATTTTTTTGCCTTTTTTTCTTTTTCTGGTTTATCCTGTTGTATTTCTTCCGCAGAAATTGAAGTTTCTTCAGCTAAAATTAATTCATCTTTTTCTTCTTTAATAATTTCTTCTTTATTACTTTTATTTACTTTACTATACTTTACTTTACTTTGTGTAGTTTCTTCCGCTGGTAAAAGCGGTTTTGTGTTATTTCTTCCGCCAGAAACTGGAGTTTCTTCCGCCGGAAACTCTTTTCTACTTTTTACACTAAGTAACCAAAAAGGTAATTCATTATAATTAATAACCCTTTTTCGAGTTGCTTCTAACCATCTCTTTTGAATCCCTCTGCTTGTCAGAATTCTGAACGAATCAAACACGGATTTATCAAAAAACCCCCACTTGACTAACCCAGATATAACTTCTGAAACAAGTGAAAACGGCACATTTGCCTGTTTTGCAATTTTGAATATAAATGCATCAGAACACTCTGCAAAATAACCATTTCGGTATATCGCACAGAGCACCCTGATAACAATACATTCTCCTTTTGCACCAAATTCACAAGAGACTGGTACAATTTTTTCGTCGTCAAAAATATCTACGTCGATCGGAAAATAATCAAGGCCGTTTTTTTTTGGCCGTGCCATAGTTTTAATTTTTTAAGTTTAAAATTCATATTTTATTTTTATCGCCACGTTCAAGCGTTCGTGGGTAAAAGTCCGCCAGCATACAACACGTGTTATAAGCAAGCGAAGAAACAAAACAACGCCTGCGCACTTAGTTAAACATATCCCAAAAATTGTATGCATATTGTCGGTCTTCGTCAAACTTATTCAATATCTCTTGGGCTTCGTCTTCTGTTAGTGAGTCCTGTACTCTATTTTTAGCCTCTTTTATATTATTTGGTGTCAACCAACAGCCACCTATCTTGCCATTAGCTATTGACTCTACTATCTGAACTGCCGTCAGCTTAGAATAACTTTCTTGTAACTTACCTAATTTCATCTGTCTTTAATATGTTGATTTGTAAATCCTTCTCTCTATTGTTTTGTTTCTGGACGAAATCTAATCTCGCCTGCTTATAACTACGTGTATGTTGCATTAAAACGACAACATACACCTGTCCGTTATCGGCAACCTTAAAAAGACAGCGTACCTTGTTTGATACTTTCTGAAATTCGTTTGATTGCCTTATCAATATATTCTTTGTCAATTTCGCACGCTGTAAGGTGTAAATTCATATTATCCAATCTGTTTGCTTTATCCACTGCTAATGCTATTGAACCCGAACCGAAGTGGGTGTCTAAAATCAAATCACCCTCTTTTGCATAATTCTGTAAAATCCAACTGTATAACATAACAGGTTTTTGTGTCGGATGAAATCTGCCCCCTTGCTCATTGTTTTTAGCCAATGCCTTCCCTCTACTCATTTCAAAAATCCGCAAGGCTTTATTAAAACTTGTCCATGCAAGCTCTCCATCTGCAAGGCTAAAATCCCTTTGTCCTTTATCCCACATTATCCATCCCATTGAAGGTGGCAAATTATCAGTAAAGTAATTACCTCCCCAAACGATTTGATTTTTAGATACTCTAAAAAGCTCCTGCCAGTATTCAGCTTTGGGTGTTTCATTATCCCAATCGGTTTCAGCGTATAATTTCCAACCTCTGCCAGCTTTACTTTTACCCTCTGCTTTTATCCTTTGCATAGCAGCTTTATTTTGTTTCTTATCAGCTCCTATTCCATACGGCGGGTCAACTATTGCCAAATCGAAATATTTATCAGGGTATTGCTTCATTATTTCCATACAATCAGCGTGGAAAAGAGAAAGAAAAGGCAGCCGATAACACGGTATATAACCAATAGCGGTTTCCGTGGTGTTCGGAGCGTTTGTTGTATCTATATTCATTCTGCTAATTTGATAA